GGGCTGCGCGTCGCTCGGTTCCGCGCGTCGAGACGAACAAGCGACTGGCCGAGCTGCTCGGGCTTGACCCGGTGAAGCTCCGGGAATGGTTCAAGTCCAAACCCTGACCGTGAATCCGCCCTGCCCGTCAAAATCACGGGCGGTACCGCACCGACAAGGCCGGGAATTCTCTCGGCGTCGGCGATATGGCGCGCCCCGGCCGCGTGCGGGAAGCCGGGAACGTTTTTAGCGTGGGGTCGTCGTGTCGTATTGGCTGAAGCTCTATCAGGACACCCACGCCGACGCCCGATTGCGCAAGGCCCGCGCTCGAGCAATATGGCCGTGGGTGCTCTGCCGACTCAAGGACGGTGATGGGTTCGCGACCGACGCGGACCTCGACCCGTGGCGAGCTGCGGACGACCACGATGAGGTGTTCAGCGAAGCCGATGCGGCCGGGATGATTGAGCGCCTAAAGTCGGCCGGGTTGCTCGTCTCGACGGATTGCGGGTGGGCCTGTCCAGAGTGGGAGCGCCACGTCGGCGACCCTACGAACGCGGAGAGGCAGAGGCGATTCAAGGAGCGGAAGCGCGCGCAGGAGCAATCGAAGGAAGCGGTAACGCCCGGTAACAGTTACCGACCGTTACTAACGTTAGGTAACGGCGGTAACGGTAGAGCAGAGCAGAGCAGAGCAGAGAAGAGAGACGGTGATGAGGTGGAGGTTACGCGCGTGCGTGCGGTTGAAACACCGGCGCCGGACGTGGCCGAGGCCACCAAGGACGAAGTGCAGACGAAGATCCAGAATCACCCGGCGCATGACGCAATCCTCCCGATTGCCCGCGCCGCGTTCTCCATTCTCGGCGTCTGCCCAGAGGTCTACACGCTCGAATCCTGGCTCCAAGCCGGCTACTCGCTCCCTCGAATCGAATACGGGTTGCGACAGGCCAAGCAATCCGCGGCTGGCCAGTTCATGCCCATGGGCAAGATCATCATCTCCGCTGGGCGATGGATGCAGCGGGCATCCCCGGAAGAGTACCAGAAACGGCCCCAGCAGGCCGCAGGAGGCGCGAAAGCGGCGCAACCCATGTCCACGCCGCAGGAGCCGACAAGGCGGCCTCTAACGGCCGAGGAGACGGCCGCGGCGTTTGCGGAGATTCTGGGATGAAACTGAACCGAACCGAGCTCGCCGAGGTCCAAACCATCGCTTGCTGTCTCGCAGGCGGCGCGGAGGCCATCGACACGGCGTCCGACAACTGCGGACCGGAGGACTTCGCCAACGCCCGGGCCGCGTCGGCGTTCAAGGCCATGGTGCAGCTCGTGCACCGAGGCGACCCCGTGGACGTCGTGACCGTGGCCACGACCATGGGCGGGGCGGCCTGGAATCGCGAGTCCGGCGGGTCTGCGCTCGACGCCGACGCGCTTCAGTGGCTCGTGGACCTCGAGACAAATGCACCGTCGGCCCGCGACGTCGCCCACCATGCGAAGCGGGTGCGCACCGCGGCCCGCCTCCGCGGCATCGAAGAAGCCTGCCGCGCGGGTCTCGCTGCCTGCCAGTCTGCCGGCGACGACACCGACGCCGCGGCACATGTCGCAGACGGCATCGTCGAAGGGCTGCTTGCTGTCGGCGACAAGGCGAGCGGGGCAACGTCGATTCGAATCTCGGGCGCAGTCAAGCTCATGCTCGCGGACTTCAAGGCCCGGCAGACGACGCCGATTGAACGGCAGTACGTGCGCACGGGGCTCGATAAGCTCGACGCGCTGGTCGACGGCTACCGGCCGGGTCACATGTACCTGGTCGGCGGCGCGTCGGGGCACGGCAAAACCGGCTTTCTCACGTTCGCTGCGGTGCAGGCTGCCATCGGTGGCGCCGCAACTCTCTATGCCACCGCCGAGGTCCCTGCGGAGGCCATCGCGCAGCGCATCGTGTGCAACGTGGCGCGGGTCGACGGCCGGAAGCTGGAGAAGCTCGACCTGGACCGGGACGAGACGTCGCAGGTCGTGGGGAGCACGCACCGCATCGCAGAGTGGCCGCTCTCCATTCTCGACGCGCCGGCCCTGACCATCGGACTGCTCGATCGCGAAGTGCGCCGGCACATCAAACGCAACCCGGAGCGCATCGGCGTCCTCGTCGTGGACTACCTGCAGCTTCTCCGCGCGAACGGTCGCCACGGCAACCGGGAGCAGGAGGTCGCCGAGGTCGCGGACGGCTTGCTCGAACTAGCCAAGCGCCATCGCATCGCGGTCATCGTCGGCGCGCAGCTCAATCGGGCAGGCGGGCAGCGGTCGGATAAGCGGCCCATCAGCGCCGACCTTCGCGAGTCGAGCCGCGCCGAACACAACGCGAGCGTCGTCATGATGCTCTACCGACCCGCGCTGAACGGGGACGACGTGTCGGACCCGAATCACGCTGAAATCATCGTCCGCAAGAACCGACTCGGGCCGCTCGGAACCGCGCTCTGCGTGTTCGACGCCGCCCGCAACACATGGAGGGACCGGGATGGATTCTGAACTGCCGTTCGACGACGAGACGAACGCGGCGTTGCGCGAGAATCAGCGGCAGCGCGTGCACATGAGCCGCGAACTTCTGGCCGCGTACCATCAGCGCGATTTCGACGGCGTGAATGCGGCGCAAGCCGAGCTTACGAAGTTGAACGCCGAGGCCGTCGAGATTCAGTGCGCCGGGTTGCGCCGGGCACAGGGGGCAGCATGAACGCGGAACAGATGGAGCTCGCGCGCCGGTTCGTGGCGTGCAAGGGGTGGGTGTGGCTTGAGGGTATGGTTGCATGCGATTCATCGCGCCCGCTGATGTGGCGCCGCCGGCTTCTGTCCCAATGTGAAATCTTCGGGTGGAAGTTCGACGCCGTCAGCGGGCCCGTGCCACGCGGGCCATGGAGAAGCTTGATGGGCTGGTCCCCCGACCTCTCCGACGCCCTGACGCGCGCCGGGCTGCTGGAGGTCGTGCGGCGGGCGTGGGGCATGCCGCACTGCGGGCTCTGGGGCAACAGTCGGCTCGGGCTTTCGCTGCGGTGGGCTTGTGGCGAGGCGAACGGGCGAATCTTCACCGGCGAAACTGAACTCGCCGCCCTGCTCGCCGCGTTGGAGGCGGCGCCCGGTGTCTGACCTTGCCACCCTGCTCGAACACGCCCGCTTGACGGACCTCGAGCGCGCCATCCTCCGCGCTGTCGTGCCCGCGGGGCACATCGGCGGGACGGCGCGCGAGTTGTCTGAGGAACTCGACGTGAACCGAAGCAGTTTGTTCCGCGCGCTCTCCAGTCTCGACCGCCGCGGGCTGGTCATGCGCTCGGCGAAGCGCGGGAAGTCCGGTTCAATTTTGTTGACGCTTAATAGTCGCGCGCTTGACGTGTTGCGCGGCTTGTGCGACCATTTGGGAAGAGATGACGAGCGACCCGGGGCGGAATACACCAAGCCCCGCGCCGAAGACGAAGAGGCCGTGCGCGCCGACCGTGCGCGGCTCTTGAACGCGAAAAAGGCCCGGGTTGCGGCGATGCTGCAGCGCGTCGGGCAGGGGTGACACATGAAGTACGCTGATTTCATCGCGTCGAAGAAGCGCGCGGTTCTCGACTGTGGCATCCACGCCACATCGCTCAACCGTGACCTGTTCAAATGGCAGGCCGACATCGTGCGGTGGGCGCTGCGCAAGGGGCGCGCGGCCATCTTCGCCGACTGCGGTATGGGTAAGACGTTCATGCAACTCGAATGGGCGTCGCAAGTCCCGGGTGATGTCATTCTGCTGACGCCGCTGGCGGTCGGACGCCAGACCGAGGCCGAGGCCGTTCGGTTCGGCATCGATGCCAAGGTGAGCGCCGATGGCAAGCGCGCGGCGAAGGTGACGATCATCAACTACGAGAAGCTGCACATGGTCGACGCGTCGCAGTTCTCGGGCGTGGTGCTCGACGAGTCGTCCATCCTCAAGTCGATGGACGGCAACACGAAGAACATGCTGATTTCGATGTTCAGCCGCACGCGGTTTCGGCTGGCGTGCACGGCGACGCCGGCCCCGAATGACCACATGGAGCTCGGCAATCACGCGGCGTTCCTCGGCGTGGTCACCATGGCCGAGATGCTGGCCACGTACTTCTGCCACGATGGCGGCGAGACGTCGGTGTGGCGGCTCAAGGGCCACGCGGTCGACGACTTCTGGGCGTGGGTCGCGTCGTGGGCTGTGATGATTCGGCGGCCGTCCGACATCGGTTTCTCCGACGACGGATTCGAGTTGCCCCCGCTGCGGATTCATGTCCACGAGGTCAAGGCGAACATCGTCCGCGAGGGCGAGTTGTTCGGAATGCCGGTGCTTGCGCTCGACGAGCAGCGCAAGGCCCGCCGCGCGACACTCGCGGCCCGGGTCGAGCGCGCGGCGGACATCGCCAATTCGACCGACGAGCCCGTGCTCGTGTGGTGTGAACTGAACGACGAGAGCGACGCGCTCGAAACGGCAATCCACGGCGCTGTTTCGGTGAGCGGGTCGGACACGGACGATGCCAAGTCGACGCGGATGATGGACTTCGCCCGCGGCGACGTTCGGGCGCTCGTCACGAAGCCGAAGATTGCCGGGTTCGGCATGAACTGGCAGACGTGCAACACGATGGTTTTCGTGGGCCTGTCGCACTCATACGAGCAGTTCTATCAGGCCGTGCGCCGATGCTGGCGGTTCGGCCAGCAGAGCCCGGTGGACGTCCACATCATCACGAGCGACGCGGAGCGCGCGGTGCTCGACAACATCCAGGACAAGCAGAGCAAGGCCGACGAGATGGTCGGCCAGATGGTGGCCAAGATGCAGAAGACGATGAGCGCGGAGCTCCGCGAGGCTTCCGGCACGCGTACCGAGAACTACGCCGAGCGCACGGTGACCGGCGACGGGTGGACGATGCACCACGGCGATTGCGTCGAGGTCGTGTCCAAGATGGATTCCGATTCGGTTGGGTTCTCGGTGTTCTCGCCCCCGTTCGCGAGCCTCTACACGTACAGCGCCAGCGACCGCGACATGGGGAACTGCCGGACGCACTCGGAGTTCTACGAGCACTTCCGGTTCCTCGTCGCCGAGCTTCTTCGCGTGACGAAACCGGGGCGCCTGTGCTCGTTCCACTGCATGAACCTGCCCACGTCGAAAGAGCGGGACGGGTACATCGGCATCACTGACTTCCGCGGCGAACTGATCCGTATCTTCCGCGATGCCGGGTGGATCTACCATTCCGAGGTGACCATCTGGAAAGACCCGGTGACCGCCATGCAGCGCACGAAGGCGCTCGGGCTCCTGCACAAGCAGATCAAAAAGGACTCGTGCATGTCGCGGCAGGGCATCGCCGATTACCTCGTCACGATGCGCAAGCCGGGCATCAACCCCGACCCGGTGACGCACACTGGCACGGGCGGCGACATGCCCGTCGAGATGTGGCAGCAGTACGCGAGCCCGGTGTGGATGGACATCAACCCGTCCGACACGCTGCAATACATGAGCGCCCGGGAGCACGAAGACGAGCGCCACATCTGCCCGCTCCAGTTGCAGGTCATCGAGCGCGCGATGAACCTGTGGAGCAAGCCCGGCGATCTGGTCCTCTCGCCGTTCACCGGTATCGGGTCCGAGGGGCACGTCGCGCTCAAGATGGGGCGCCGGTTCGTCGGCGCGGAGTTGAAGCGCAGCTACTTCGAGCAGGCCCGGCGCAATCTCGCGGCGGCGACCGCGCAGATCGATTTGTTCCAGCATGCATCGGCCATCGGCGGATTCGCCCGCATCGGCGGGCAGGGGTGACACATGCAAGTCCGACTCAGCCCGAGCAAGGCGAGGCTTCGGCAATTGATGGAGGCGTGCTATCGCCTCGACCTCGCTCTGTCTGCCGGCGTCCGAGTGGCGCTGGAGTGGTACGAGGCGCAGGCCGGGCGGCCGCTGCCAAGGGCCGCCGACCGACACCGCGCGTTCTCGGCCAAGACCGGAGACGACCCGAAGCAGGTACTT